TCTTGGCCATAATAATCCAGTGTTCTTGTATTTATGGATTTCAAAAACGGCGCAGTTAAACGTAGCTGGCTCGGCGCTGTTGTTGATCAAAAAATATGCTCAACAGTTGTGCATCTGTGCTGGGCACTATGGCTAATTCAACCTGTATTAATATGCCATTTTCCTGTGGAAACACCTGCACGTCTGATATCTGTATTCTTGGATCATATCCGGCCACACGTTGTATTTCGCGCTCAATGGCCAGGGTGGTTTCGTTGGTTTGATTTTCAAACAAATTGTCCCACAATGCTGTACCGTACTGTGGACGCCCCGGTAATTGGCCCTGTCGTATATTTAGACCATTCAACAGGTCACGCTTTACTAGCTCTGTGTCTAGCAAAGTAAATTTTTTAAATTGATCTTGAGTGTTAAAACCAATAAATGTTGCCATAGTCTAGTATTTAACCTCGATCAGTGTTTGGTGCGAATCTAAAAGTTCCGTCCTCGTTGGTAGTGGCGCCCAATGACACAGAAATATTGCCCATGGTCGCAGATATATTGGCCGCGTCTGTGTATTCAATATCTGGAATTTTTGGGTTACCAATGATATCAGTCACAGCTTGATCTATTTCGTCTCTGATGACAGTGTTTTCAAATCCGCCCAACTCAGGAGCCACATTCAAAACAGCCCCATAGGTGTCAGCAAAATCTATGGCATATTGCCCTTGTCTAGCAGTGTTTTGTATCAATGCGGCCAACTCACCGCTGGTTTGTCCTCGTACCCAAGCTACCACAGCATCCACACCATATCTTACAGCAGGTTGTAAAAATGTGGCAATGAATCTGGCTGATTCGGTACCATTGATTATCCCAGTGTCAATCAGGCCCTGATAAGCTCCTTCATAAAGAGCAATCTGCGCAAGATTTTGTATGGCCGGCGAATTCAAATAGTCAGTAAGGCTGTTGATGTTGAATAGTCCAGTCCATGCTGCAGGAGTATTCAACACAGCAATAGTCATGCTGGGTTCAGTGATCAAACTCAAACTGGTTGGTTTAAGCAGTTCGACCAGCACAAGATTTTCTGGAGTTTGGCCATATTCACCAACTCCGCGAGTGGCCACTAGAGCCCCCGCATACACTGGCATATTACTATCGTTGATGAACCAGTCTGCCAACAGATTGCCAGTGGCATCGTAGGCAGTGTAAGTGGCGGCACGTGCAGCCTGGGCAGTGAGAGCAGTAACTTGTCCTTGTGTGATCATTGACTAGTCCTGATTGATTGGAATTGACTGTATCGCTGGAGGCTCTGCCAAATAATTTTCAGCTGATATAGGATTTTGTATTGCAGTGGTGTTGGTTCTTTCATAGGCCTGTTCTGTCAGTGAACGCAAACTCACAGTGTTGGCCGTGGCTGCAGTCTGTGTGTTGCTGGTTCCGGCGTTGGTGCTGTTGAGATTGGATGTGACATTGACTCCTTTGCCGTGATAAGGATAGGGTTCGTGCGTGGGTGCTCGAGTCACTATGGTGTTCAACGTTCCTGGTTGTGGAGTCCACCCTTGGTTTGCTACGAATTTTGTGTCAACTAATTTGTATCCAGCCATGCTTTGCACGGGACTCACGGATTGTGCCGCTGCCCCATTGAGATTGATAACCTGGCCTTTGAGATTCAAACTGCTGCCGCCATCCCAACTGCTGGTTTTTCCTTTAAGGGCCAACACACCATCACTGCGAATACCCACACGAGTTTTTCCAAACATGGTTATGGCTGCATCCGAATACATGGTCAACGCCGAGTTGCCTTCAAGCCTGAGTTGATTGTTGGCTTTCATGCGTATGCTACCGCCGGCATACATGTTGATGTTTTGATCCGCATGTAGATTGATGGTGCCCTGGGTACGTATGTTTACTGAGTTGGTGCTGAACACATCTACTGTGCCCTGTTTGCCCAGTTCAATCCAGGTTTGTCCATTGGCATGAGTGATATAAAAACAATCACCATCATCACTCATGGTTATCTGATGCCCTTTGGCGGTGCGTATGCGAACCAAGGTGTCTGTGCCGGCCAAGTCCCCGTCATCCATGACCAAGGTATGACCGCCTTGCCGACCAATTACCACCACATCCTGGGGCTTGATCTCGCCTTTCTCTAACTTTGAGGTTATGGTCTTGGGATCTAGACCACCTTGATAAATGGGTTTACCTGGAGTGCTGATGCCATACACAGTGCTAGGGCTTTCACGCTGACTGTTGCTACGAATAGGTCCTCTTATGGGATCACGATTCAATCCTTGCTGGAACAATATTCCGGCCACCACACTTTGCACAGGCTTAGGTGCAGTAAAAAATCTAGGATTATCGTTGATTCCTTTGTTTAATTCGTTTATTTCTGTGACTGGCAACAGCGGTGTGTTTACAAAATAATTTTCCTGGCTAGCATTTCCAGCCACATATCTTTGACTGCTACCAATGGCTGGAATCATGTGGTTGATACCTTGTTCGGGTATGCAACCAACATAGTAACCCTGATTGGGATCACCGGCCACAAAGAAGCACAGCACACTGACCCCAATGTCTGGTGGTGTAAACCACATGCCGTAGCTGTTTCTGTTGCCAGGATATGTGCCGGCTCCGGCACTGGTTCCTGACTGTGGGGTGGCTCCATAAAATGGTGGGCAATAGCTCACAGTGCGCCAGAGAGCCGTGTTGGTCAAATCTGGTTTGCCGTTCTTGTCGGTGGATCCAAATTGTTCAATGTAAACTTGCAATCGACCACTGCGGGTGAGATCAACATTGTTGACTACTATGCCAATATATGGTCCCATTTCGGCAGGCATACCACCACGATCAAACTTGTAGTTTTGAGTGCGTCCGCGACTTCGTTGTACGTTTTCTGCCATTGCTGTTCTCTTATGGGGCGTTTACACCTGAGTCATCACTGCCTGCCATGACTTGCGGGTTATTTACTTGACCTGGAGTGGTCCCGGCCGCATTTGTTGGCAGAGTTCCTACCGGCAAGCCAGAGGATGTAGGAGCCACTGGCGGAGGTGCAACCTTGACAGCGGCTCGGGCTGCGCTGTAGCTTTGTATGACTGGATTGCCGAGCAAAGCTCTACCCTGGAAGTTGGATCCATCGGTGTTGACTCCGGTGATCACACTCAGCACATCGCCGAATCCTTCTTGGAACTCCGTGCCCAATGTGTTGTTCATGATCGGAGTGTTCGGTACGATTACCGCAGCCTTTTGAGGTGCTTTGTTGCCAGGTGGTGTGGGTGCCTTGGTTGGGAACAACATTAGTTTGCCTTTGAGATTCTGTGTAAATCTGCCTTCTTTGAATGTACTCAAACATTCTGTGGCGATGTATACTCGACTGATCTGTGCATTGGCAGCGCCAACGGCAGTGCCGTAACTATCAACTGCGTTGGGGTTGGCCAAACCTGTGCTGAGATTGTAGTCGGTTGGTTTGTTGAATGCCACTTCAAACAAAATCTGTTGGCTGTCAAAGTTTATGGTTCCGTCGGCCAAGAATGCTCTGTACCTATAAGGATTGTCCTTGAGGAAGCCAGCAAATCCTTCGCCTTGTTGCAACCATGCTGGATCGCCAACTATGGTCATGTTACATTCTTTGAGGTCTGTGGGACTGAACAGTTGATCCATGGCATTGGCCACGGGTTCGTTGGCACCACCGGTGCTGCCTTGATCACTTTCGGCGCTGGCTGTTTGGGCACTGAATTTCAATAGATCGTTGGCATTGGCACTGATGTCAGATAAATCTAATCCCGACATTACCACATAATAAAGATTGTTCAGCGTTTCTTCGTAATTTAGAACCTGTGTGTTTTGACCAGTGAACCAATAGTTGTATTTTTTTTGCACGCCATTGAATTTGGGCACAGGAAACCACGGACTATATAAATTTGACAGTTTATAAGGACTAATTTTGTACTTGATACGATAAGCAAAATCATTTCTAATTCTATCCAGCTTATCTGTCAAGGCCTCGCATTCCAAATTGATCTTGAACCATGCCACATTCTGTGCGGCTGTGCCTTTGAACAAATATTCGCCGGTCACTGGATCTCTGGCCAGCAGTTGCTGATCTTCTAGGTAACTGCTGTTTCTACAAATCTGGTCAACAAACTGTATGATCTGCAGACCGGCCACAGCCGACACAGTCCTGCTGTTGGGATCCATGGCCTGTTTGTTAGAAAGTTTTTGATCGGCTGGTGTTCCACGAGAGTTGTTGGCCGTGGCTTTTTTGTCCACTGTGCCGGGTTTTCTCAACCTGGCATTGGCTATAGCTGGTGTTTCAAATTCTATGACATATTCGTCGGCGAATTCTTGTCTTTTCTGATCAACCAATTGCTGTTGATACTGATTTAGTGCATCTACTAACCCTTTTCGCACAGTGATTTTAGGGGAAGGAGCCGAGCTGGCTTTAGGAGGTGCAGGCAACGTGGAAGATATTGTGGTGTCTAGTAAATCGCCTGTTTCGGCAGCTATGACACTGGTCACTCCAAATTGTGCCGGACCTGCCAGGATTTCCTGTAGACTACCTCCACTGAGTTCTATGTTGAAAGGAATGGTTCCACGTTGAGAACTTACATTGACCTGACTGGGCACGGCCTTGCACTGTAGTTCATATTCCACTAGCTTGTTAGCGATCTTGAATCCAACCTTGGTCAGCAAAAAAGGATAGAATTTTTCCACAAAGGCATTGGGGTCGGAGCTGCCATCGGCCAATCTATTGTTGCTCCCGCCCTGCACCAGATTTCCTTGTTCGTTGTAACCGTAGAATCTCACCACCAACAGATATATCATGCTAGTAAATGCAATCTTTTTATCGTCCTTGCCCCAGACTTGTTGAACTGCACGATCAAGGTTGTCTAAAAAAGTTATGCCGTTGGGTTCAATCACGGTCATGCTGATGTCAGTGACATTGTGCGTGAGCCCAGTGGCTTTGCCAATTATCTTGCTTTTTAATTCAACTTTGTCAATGTAATAATCATTGGCAAAAATAGTGCCGCTGGGATCTGCAAAGCGTTGATTTACTCCCATACCTCCGCTTTGAAACAACAACTGGCACCCGTTGGTTGCTTTGCGTTTGGTAAGATTCATGTTTTCGTAGGCCTGCGGACTCATTAAGTACACCGACGCTGAATAGGTATAACTGGCATACTGATCTAGGATGTTGTCTTGTGGCACGATGAATGGTTCGTTGAACAACGAATCAACTTCTTGTTGTGTGCTGTTCTTGGTCGCTCCGGTATCGTCTGATCCTGCGCCGACTCCACTCTGCGTGGCCGCAGGTGCTATGCCTCCGCCGTAATAGCCGCCATCTTGTGCATCGGCGTCACCGGGATCTCTCAGTAGTCCTGGGCCATAGGCTGGGGTGGCCTGTGTTTGAGTGATTGGTCTAACCGGAGCATTGGTGCCCGAGTCTACACTTTGATCAGTCACAGGAAGTATGGCTGTTGTAGCAGAGTTAGTGTCTGCTACAACTGTGACTCGCCCTTCTGGAGTCAATATTTCAGGCCTAGCATTAGGAGCCTGAGTCCTTGATCCTGGAACGGTGGCCTGCTGATCATCTCTGGCCAAATTGCCTGCGCTGGCTGTGCCCAAGGCGTTTAATTGTTGGGCTTGTGCCAGTTGATCTCTGAGACTGGCCAACTCTATTTCGGCATTGGCCAGTTCTTCTCCGGCCAACTGATCGGCCAGGGCCTGATTGCCAGACTGTTCGGCTGCTTGTATTTGTGTGTTGAGCCTGGCTATCCTGGCTTGCAGTTGTATAATTTGTGCAGTTAACTGAGCCACGCTGGCCATATTAGAATCCTAACACTTCACGCAAGGTAGTAATTTTAGGTACGTAGATAGTGACTCCTTCTTTGAAGTCCAAGGGTGGCGCCTGCAAGGCATTGGGATTTCTTTGATAAAACACCCACCATAGAGTCGGCGTTTCATACAGGTCAAAGGCCAGCATGTCGGGCCGATACTGGTAGGTCTGATTGATCACCATTTGTCTGTCGTCGGGAAATTTTGGTATGGGCCTGTTGACCATGGTGCTAAGATAAAACTGAGTATACCCTGTGGTAAAATACGGACTTGTTGAATCGTAATTGGCGGCCATTACCAGAATCCTCCTTTGAGTAGATTGCCATTGGCAAACGACTTGACACTAAACTGCTTGCTGACCTGACTTCGGCTCTGGGTTGGCAACAAGGTCAGACTTATTTCTATCTTGGTTGGCACATAGGTTGGGTTACCTGCGCCTAGACTACCGCCTGGGGCAAATGGAGCATCAAGTCCGCCTTTGCTCATGCCCACAGTGGACAAACGTTGTAATGCATAGCTCAGTGGATTGCCCAACGCGGTCTGACGAGACCTGGCGCTCAACAAATTGGTGTCGGCTCCAGTTAAAACACTCTGGGCACGGATATAGTTTACATCAGCCGGCAAACTATAATTGAATTGTGATATCAAACAAGGATGCTCGTTGAACTGATAATCGCCAAATCCAGAAAGATATGTCAGCGGAGGTGGACTGCCGCGTTCTGCATCTTGACCGTAAAACATCTTGGTCACACTGCGGAAAAAATGTATCACTGCCAGCAGATAGTTGGCTTCTTTGGTATCCTGTGCTGTAAAAATGCCACGTATGTTGATGGCATCAATGGCGCTGTTTTTGTAAAAATATCCACGATAGTTGCTGTGCGTCAAGTCATATGGTTGGTAATTGGCCTTGTAGGCCATGTCGATTTGTGGAGTATAGGGGAAAATTACTCCGTCGGTGTCACGCAAAGGCCATAACACAGGACCACAGTCTGGTGCGTTGTAAAGGTAATTGCTGGTTGGCGCCAGGCGCAAACGTACTCGCCAATCTCCGGCCTGTGCTTGATTTTGTCTTTGAGCTCGTATGGTTTGTTGCTGACGTGCTTGATCTCTAAGAGCGGCAATTCTGTCGGCTTCGGCCTGTGCGGCAGTGGCAGGTTCAACAAAATCGCCGCCGACAAACACTGGATTGTTGTCTTCGTCCAAGGTATATCCAGGCAACAGGTTGCCGTCTTCGTCGTAGGCCACAGTAAGGCCTTGTCCAGACACTGTGTTATTGGCACCAGTGTTGATGCCAGCTATACCACCGGTAACTGTTTGATCGGGCGGTACATCTCCAGCATCAATAAAGGTCTGATCTTGTGCAGTCAATATGGCCTGTTGTTCGGTCAATCCAGTGGCCACCGGCAATCCAGTTTGCTCGTTGACCACAGCGTAGGTCTGCGTTTCTGGATCAAAGGCTGTGATGTATCCTACATTGCTGGCTGAACGATCAATGGCGCTTTCGTTAATGGTATCAAGAGTGGGCACTGTTATCAGATCAGACGACACGTCTGTTGGAGTTTCTTGTGGTGTTCCTGGCGGCTCACTGATCAACGATGTGCTGGCCTGCGGATTTACTAGAGTATTAACTGGACCACTCAATCGTCTTATTTGATCAATTGGAATATTGTTTCCCAACTGTGCCACTTGTATTCCTGGAACATTTGGAATGCCGATATTGGGAGTGATCCCAGTAATTTGAGAAAGACTGATTGCTGTGGGATTGAACCCCGGTGTCTGGGCCGTGATTGGATTTACTGCACCGGCCAGACTACGAAATACCGGTGCCGCTATTTGTCCCACTCCGGGAATGGCTGCCACCTGGCTGTTGATCAACCCTGTGCCGGTTCTAAATACTGTGCTGGTAATTTGATTGGTGATACCCGACGGAATCGCTGCTGTAAAAGTAGATACTCCGGGTATGCTGGACAATATACTGCCGGCTCCCAGTGCTGTGGCTGGGCCGCCCAGCAATTCAGGACCTATGATACTGGTACGTATATCACCAAAAAAATCTGTGACACTGTCAAACGGACTTGTAAATCCGGCTCCGCCCAAAAATCCCAAAGGTTCTGGGCCACCAAGGATATCTCCAAACGCATTTTCGGTGAACCAGTCTGCATTTCCTGCAAAATCGCCCACTGCTTCTGTGAGTTGACCGAATCCATCAGACAAGAATTCCGCGCCGTCTGACAGCACATCAGATGCCACATCAACTGCACTAGATACAAAATCGGCCGCTGCGCTCATATACCTTTCCTAATCAGTATTTTTCTTGTAATTTTGCAAGGTCTTTTTCGTCAGTCACATGCACACAATACCACACAGAATCTTCCAGGGTAATGATTTTATAACGACTGTTGGCTGGAAAAATAAAATGTGCCGGAGAAAAAAACTTGAGTTTTTCCTCGCCTTTGTCGATCAGCACACTGCCTTGTCCTAGTATGGTCACATGATCAACATCAAACGATTTGCTGTAAATTTGTAGTCCCGCTGGCACTCGATAGGCCTTGACATAAACTCCATCGCATGGAATGTGTTTGATTTGTGCTACGTCCTGTAAGGTCGGACGCATGGCCGCAGGTTTCAGTGTTTTATTTTCAGGATCCAAGGTCAAGGGTGTGTGATTTTTTAACATCATGTATTTACCCAAAACAAAATAGACTCAGTTTATAAAAAGGTTGACAACCTCCAATCATATGTTACAATAAATAACATCTCAGGAGAATTTTAGTGTCGACTGTACCCACAAGAACCCCAGCAAAAATCAACTATCTCAACAACAGAGATATCTTAAAAGAAATACACCTAAGCAAAAATACCTACTGTACATACCGTGATCCTGTGTTGGATCACCAGTACGATATCATCCTGCCCACAGTGGAAAAGATCAATCAACGCACCATAGCCGAAGCTCGCAGAAACCGCGCAGATCGGTTGAAACGTGAAGGCACTATTGTAGATCCCAAAAAAATACCCAACACCGACCTGGTATTCCGCATCACCTGCTGGGAACACATACCCATGGCTCCAAAAAAAGTGCCCAAGGCACAGGCCAAAAAGAAAAAAATTGAAGACATTTTTGAACTGGATTTGCTGGACGAAGATGACCCATTGGCCGAACTAATCGAAGAGCCCGTGTTAGATCCAAAACACGTGAGATTGAACTTTCCTCCATTTTACCACTATCGCCTGGATGACAACAAACAGCCATTTCTAGTGGGCAAAAGCCACTGGCAGGGCGATCTCGAACACGGCGAGTTTTCAAAAGATCACGGAACCATGACACGTAAATTGGCCACCATGTTTATCAAACTGTGTGAACGCTATGCCACTCGTAGCAACTGGCGCGGCTATACCTACAACGAAGAAATGCGTGGTCAGGCCTTGCTACAGTTAAGCCAGATTGGTCTACAATTTGATGAGTCAAAGAGCCAAAATCCTTTTGCTTACTACACTGCGGCTATTACCAATAGCTTTACTAGAATTCTTAATTTAGAAAAGAAAAATCAAAACATCAGAGACGACATGCTGGAACAGGCCGGACTCAATCCCAGCTGGACCCGGCAAAATGCCGGCAAGAAGAATCCCAACTTCGCACCCAGTGCGGTTGTAATCATCACAGAAGAGTAGTATAATCACTAGATGAGTCTATTTCGAAAAGTAGCAGTCTGCACGGACATACACTTTGGCCTGAAGTCAAACAGCCTACAACACAATCAAGATTGCAGTGATTTCATTGATTGGTTCATTGCCACGGCCAAGGCCAATGGTTGTGAAACTGGCATGTTCTTGGGCGACTGGAGCCATCAGCGTGCGGCTCTAAACATGCAGACCTTGCAATATAGCCTGCGTAGCCTAGAGAAACTGAGTGCGGCCTTTGATCGTTTTTATTTTATTCCGGGCAATCACGACCTGTACTACCGAGACAAGCGTGACATCTACTCAACCGAGTGGGCACGCCATATTCCCAACATACAGATCGTCAACGATTGGTTCCAGGACGGAGACGTTGTTATAGCGCCATGGCTGGTCGGAGATGATCACAAGAAGATACCCAAACTCCAAGGACAGTATATGTTTGGACACTTTGAACTGCCGCATTTCAAAATGAATGCCATGGTAGAAATGCCCGATCATGGCGAGATACAGGTAGATCACTTTGGTAACTTTGACCGGGTGTTCAGTGGCCACTTTCATCTCAGACAGCAAAAGAAGAACATTCACTATATTGGCAACTGTTTTCCGCACAACTATGCTGATGCCGGCGATGCTGCACGTGGCATGATGACCCTGGAGTGGGGTCAAGCGCCTGTGTTTCATAGCTGGCCAGGGCAACCTCTTTACAAGGTTCTAAAGTTGAGTCAGGTCATTGACAACGCACCCACGCTGTTGGCTGCCAACATGCATGTGCGTGTGGAACTGGACATTGACATCAGCTATGAAGAAGCCAATTTTATCAAAGATACCTTTGTCAAAGATTACAGCCTAAGAGAGATGGCCCTGATTCCTGTAAAGAGCACCGCAGTAGACACAGACATGGCACCGGGTGAAGTCAAATTTGAAAGCGTGGATCAGATCG